CGCCAGTTGCACCGGTTGGCCCGGTCGTACCCGGGGGACCCGCTACTCCCGTGGCCCCGGCTGTTCCGGTAGAACCCATTGCCCCCGTTGCACCGTTACTGCCCGCCGGGCCGGTTGCTCCCGTGGGCCCTGTTGCTCCGGTGATGCCCTGAATTCCCTGAGATCCCGCGACTCCGGTTGGGCCAGCAGGGCCAGTTGTCCCCGCAGCGCCGGGCGTACCGGGCGTACCAGCCGCGCCCTCCTGTGCCAGGAGGTTCCAGTAGGTTGGGTGGGTATCGGGCTCCTCATTGGACCCTCCAAGCAGGGCAATGTAGGAGCTGCCGTTGTAGGCAATCGCATCATTGGCAGCATAGGTCGTGATGCTGGACCAGGTTCCACGCCAGTTGGTTGACCCACCGGCGGTGCCTTGAGTTCCCGTCGGTCCGGTCGGTCCGGCGATGCCTTGAGGCCCGGTCGGCCCTGGTACTGTGCTGGCGGGTCCGGTGGCACCAGTGGCACCTATCGTTCCGATCGCTCCGGTTGGTCCCGCCGCCCCTGCCGGTCCGGCTGGACCGGTCAGACCTGGAAATCCACCCACGCAGAGGACGCCCCAATACGATGGGTTGTCGTCCGGCTCAAGGTTCAAGGTGCCATTCGCCGTGCAGATGTATGTTGAGCTGTTGTATGAAACACAGTCGTAACTGTTGTAGGCGGTGAGAGTAGAGTAAGCCCCACGCCAATACAGCCCCTGGGGAGTTCCGCCCGAGAGGCCATTCAGCCCCGCAGCCCCGCTCGGCCCCGCCGACCCAGCGGCGGCCAACAGATTCCAAGTTGCCGGGCTACCTGACGACGGGATTACACCCGTGTTAGCCGCTGCTGCCACGTAGGACGAGCCGAGATACGCGACCGCATCACCCGCATTGTAGGTGGTGGTGCTGCTCCACGTGCCGGTCCAGTTGAGAGTGCTCAATGTTAATCCTTTGCAGTGATTCGATCGACCAACTGTTCAAGGAGACGCTGCGACCCGGCCTGCGCCGTGGTTTGATTTGCAAGCATGACCTTCTGGTCGGCAGACATCTCTTTCAGAAAGTCCAATTGCGCGTTGTGCGCCTCGGTCTGGTGCTGGATGCTCTCAGCAATCCGCTCAAGACCAGATGCGACGACGCGCTGAGTCTCGATGGAGCTGACCACAAGCTGCTTCAGCTCCACAAAGTTTGTGTCATCCTTCTTCGCTCTTGCCTTCAGGTCGGATCTCATTTGATATGTCTGAATTTGTGACCAGGCGAATAAGCCAACACAGATGATTGAAGCGCCTACAGCAGGCCCGTACTGGTTGATTGGTGAAACTAGATCCTGGAGCATGCGTGCTCTCTCCCTTGCCACACTTCGTGGTTTCCCTACCTAACGGTTAGGGATTCGAAAGAGCCTAGCTACCCACTCCTAGACAGCACAGTAGGTGGAGCGTAGGTGCTGTCGGTGTCACCCAGCCAAAAGCGATGGCCAGTGAAGCCCATTGGGCGGATGCGCTATACGTGATCGACCCGGCGTATGTCGTAGGAGACCACGCAATTTGGTAGGCGGTGTAACTGTATGCGTTGTTACTGGTTAGGTGAGTCCAGCCGGAAGACAGGCCACTCCACGTGCCCGACGTGTACGACTCGTACATGCACAGCAACAAGGCACCCGGAGCCGAGCCAGGTGCGAGAGTCGTGATGCTCTGGGCGGTTCCCGTACCGCTGGTTGACTCTGTAGTGATGACGGAGCCGCCGGGCATGGGGCTGCCCGACCATTCGCTCACGTGTGCATAGCTGAGGTGGCCACCCGAGCTAAGCGTCATGCTCGCGCCAGTGGTGGTGACGGTGCAGTACCAGAACTGGTTGAAGCTGTTGCCGCTCGGGTCTTCTTTCGAGACTGAAGAATGCCAGGTGTTGCCGTAGTTGTCGGTAATCGAGAGACTCGTGTAAGCCGTTGCCGTTGCCGCGACCACCAGCAGGTTTCCGATGGTGGGCGTCCAGCTAAGGGTGGTCCCCGTACCACTGTGCACTAAAGTTGTGGACATTACTTGAACACCGACGTCACTGTTATGCCGACCCCCGGGGCTGCCGAACTTGTGGGGGACGTTGAAGCTACAACGTAGATGCACGAGGAAAAGACGATCCCACAAGCGAACTCAATGTTGGCAGCACCACCGGCGGGAACCCCGATCTGGTAGACCAGGTTGGTCGTCGACCCAGCGGTTGGGCCGGTGGCGTTGTAGAAAAATACATAGGCCAGCGCGGTGTTGGAGTTTGTGATGGCGTAGCCGCCGAGCTGCCCGGCGCTGCCTTTAACCTGGACTGCGGTGGTGGACAAAGCCTGCGTGACGGAGGCCGACCACCCACCCGAGGTAGCGGCGGACGTGGTCACGGGAATGGCCCCTGCTGACCACGTACCCACGGTGACCGAAGGCATGCTACTGACCGCGACGGAGGACGTGCTGACGACGTTGACGTCCAGGTGGCCGGTAGCATCGGTCTGCAGCGCTAGTAGTTCATTGGTGGAGGATATGCCCATTGCAACCGTCCCCGTTGGGGAACTCGTGACATTGGTCTGGGTATACTGAGTTCCAGCGGCACTCCCCCCGGTGACATAGACGTCCAACGAGCCACTGGTGCTGCTCAGGGTGTTGCCTCCGCTATCCCCAATTCTAGCTGTGATCGCACTCGCGATCGACACCGGAAGAGTGCCCGCGATCGACACCGGAACCGTAGCGGCTACCGACACCGGAACCGTAGCGGCGATCGACACGGGGACGGTCATAGACGCGGCGATGTCCACCTTGAGGTTATTAGAACTGTCCACCTGAAGCGGCTGCAGCGTTCCGTCAGAAGCGCGGTTAGCAAGAGCCACATTGCCGATAGCCCCAATGGGAAAAGCGATGGTGAACTGGTCAGCCGCAAAACTGGAGCTGTAACCGGCAGGGGGGAAGACGGTCCAACCCTGGGTCAAACCAGTACCTGGGGCTACTGTCTGGTCGCCGATCACGACATCCGTGGAGCTGCTGGTGCCAACCAGCGACGAAGACGCCCCCTGGAACCGGGGTGTGGTGTAGATAGCAGAGTCACCGTCCGTGTACGTGAGGGGGCCGATGGATGTCGGGAAGGTGGATAGGAGAACATTGAACAGCACCGAAGGGACGGCAGGGGAGATGGTGCCTCCGTTAACAAAGTGAGGAGAACCGCTGGTCATAGCCTGGCCAATGGTTGAGCACCAGGGCAGCGTGCCGCTGAGGCTGTACGCACCAAGACCGGCGTATTCGCTGAGCACCGTATAGAAGCTGCTGAACAAGTCACCCGGAGTGACGGTAGCCGTAATGACGGGGGATGGGTCGTACAGATTGCGATGGATGGCCGCAAATACCCACACGCTTCCGCTGATGGTGCTGGGGAAATGCTCCCCGCCCATCGGGAAATTTATCAGCATTGTGTACAGATTTCCTGCATTGTCGGAGACGTGCGCAACGTCACCCGAGTTGGCGGTCACCACAGTTACGATGATCGTGTTCTCCGGCTGAACGTCATGGTCGAAGGTTGCGCCCGTACCGCTCGTTTGAGAGGTGGTGAACACCGGGCTCACCGCAGCTTGGCAGAACTGGGCCTGGGGGATAGTGCCGGACCCGTACTGTGTCTGGCTAACGGGGAGTGCCGGGTCACCGGCCTGTGTAGTCAACAGCGTGCGGGAGAAGCTGACGTCATCCGACAGTGCCGTGGTGAGCGAGTAGAGGACATCGATGGTCCCCGTGAACGCGGTGAGCGTGTGAACACGCACGTAGGGGAACCCGGCGAGGTTATACCGGGCGGAGACTTCGGCAAAGTTGCTGGTGCTGTACTCCGTCACCTGGGTCGGGGTGCCGTTCAGCAGCGCCCCCGTCATCGGTGTCCAGTTTGTGCCGTCTGGCGAACCTTCAACCTGGAACACACCTCCAGCGGTCGGTAATCCCGACACCGGTACATAGGTGAGCAGCAGCGTGCTCCACGTAAATAGGTCTGAGATGATACTCAGATAACTCCCAGCAGTTGTTGGCACAGCACCGCTGGCCGCCGTCCCGGCTTGGTTGTTGTAAACCGCTCCGACAGTCACTGTCAGGCTCTGGTCGCTGGCGATAGCAACCGGTATGGAGGCGGCCATGAGTCGTTGACCCATACCGGAACCGGCTACTTCATTGATGCTCACCCCGGCGTTGCCGTTACCATCAACTCCCAGGGTGTGAGTGCCATCCCAGACCTTGACAGCCGAGTCATTGCTGACCGTCACGCGAGGGATGCCCGCACCTGATGCACCCGTGCCAGTCGAGGGGGCCGTGCCAGCGATGGTCTTCAGGTTGGAGTCCAACGCGCCCGACGTAGACGTGAGCGCGTTCCCCGAGCCATCCTGGTTGAGGACGGTGGCCTTTAGGTTGGCAGCAGTAGCCTGGGCAACGGTCACGGGGTTGGTAACCCCGGTGACAGCGGTAACCGTACCGATGTTCCATGTGCCCGATTCGGTGACGGCCACAGTGCCCGCAACCGAGGACACGGCAACCGTGCCACTGACCGGCTGTGTCGTAGTGCCCGTAGGATCAATCCTGACCGGGTGCGTAGGTGTACCCAATACATTGGTTCCATCCGTGACTTCAACCGGCTGGGTCGTAGTACCCGTTGGGTCAACCTTCACCGGGTGGGTGGGGGTGCCAAGCACATTAGTTCCATCCGTGACCTCAACCGGCCACGCGTTGGCTGGTGTGGTCGGTGCTCCTTGGGCTACCTGCTCGAAGACTGACATTTAACTCTCCTACCTATGCATTCAAAAGTCGCTACGTTAGATCAAGTCCCAGCCGTCCACACCATTGCTGATGCATGTGCAGGACGAATATTGATACAGGATGGTGAGGCTGGTCCCGTTGCGGATCGTGTCACCGCCGCTGCCGACGATCGTGATTGTGTTGGCGTCCGAGGAAACCTTGCAGACCGCGATCTCACCGTTTACGTTGGCCGCCGCTGGTGGAAGAGTGCCAGTCAGATTGCCGCTCGTGGTCGTGACAAGATCGCAGTCACCCGCCGCAGGACTCCAGCTCGCAGAGATGTTCCTGACCGTGAAGCCGCCGCCGCCGCCAACTCCGGGTACCGAAGTGATGGGCACCCATGTAGGTGCGGCTGCGGCTCCTGTGTTGTTGACCAGCGCATAGCCCGGAGGGATGGCGTTGAGACCCGATGAACCTTGCAGCACGTTTACCGTGCCATCGATGGTGCTAACCGAGTGCGCCGGAGTGCCCGTCATCAGCAAGCCGGTGGCAGCATCCACCGCGCCACTGTTTGTGCTGCCAATCGTGAACGACACAGCCGATAGGTTGGACAGCGGCTGAGGGTTGTTTCCGAAGCTGTTGACCGCTTGAAATTTGAGATAGATCGTCTTCCCCTGCCACAACGGATCGTACGTGTACTTTAATATCGAGCCATCCAGGCGCATGAACAAAGAGCCAGCAGCGTGGGAGCTGATCGGGGTGCCTAGTTGGCCGCGCCGGATATATCCGCTCAGCGTGTAGGTGTTCTGCCCGGTGACCGCCGCCGCTGAGTAGGAGATGACTTCGCCATCGACGTAGCAAAGCATGGTGTCATTGTCGGCGGCAGCAGTTGTGGCGGAGGCCAGTGCGGCACAGTTCTCAGCAAGCTGCACAACCAAGTTGTTGGTCGTATCGGGGTCACTGCCCACCGGGAAGGTAGAGACCAGCTCCCCCAGTACCGCAGGCTGGCCGAGACCGCCAGGAGTGACGTTGACGTAGTTGACGCCATCCTGTGACACCCAGACATTGGTTGATCCGTAGTTATCGCCCGTGCCGCAAGCACCGATCCATAGTTGGTTGCCAGCGTAGCCGGTCAGGCGGCCAGTGGCCTCGAACATGACGACCTCAGACGTGCCCGGCGAAGCCAGTGGGTCCGAGATAACCTCCGCCGAGCTCAGGCCCTTGTTGAAGATGACGGGCTGTCCCACACCGTAGGGATAATCCTCGGCTTCCATCTTGAGACCCTCGATCGGATCGTCCACGATCTTGGTGATGCGGATGGGAAGGTTGGTCACGCCGAGGTTGGTGTTGTTCAGCCCTTGCGCCCACACCGATGATGTGGTGATGGGGACAATGTCCATCGGCTCCAAGTAGGAGTAGGTGAAGGGCAGCGTGAACTCGTACGTGTTGCGGATGTACGTGCCGTGCTTGAGCCGCATGTTTGCCGCAAAGGTCGCGGCGGCCAGCGTGTGAATAAAGTTCCAGTCCTGGGGATCTTCGATCCGCGATCCAAAACGGTTGATAAGGCTCTGGTCGGACTCTGCGGTGATCTCCTTGGCGTACTGGTTGTTTCGGTTGTCCCACTGGACCTGGATCTCGTTAAACGCATCCTGCCACGCTGAGCGCTTGATGGTTACCGGGTCAACACCTTCTTTGGCAATGAAGCATGTGTCGTCCAGAGCCACGACGAAGGAAGACGGGGCGGTCCAGGTGCATCCATTTGCAGCCTGCGTCGTGTCACCGTAAGGGACGAGCTTGAGCAGGCCTTCGGAGACGAAAGCCGCGCACATACCGGCTTCCAGCCACTTGGACATGGAGGAGTCTGCGGTGTCTTGAGAGTCAAGCACTGGGCTGATAAAGAAGTTGTTAGCCGCGAACCAGTTCCAAGCTGTCGAGCCCACCGACTGCACCGAAGGAGTTCCGGGAGTGCCCCACGTGCCACTTGGCCCATTGTCGATGAAGCTCGGAGGGAATGGTTGAGCGCCTACACCGAGACCCCACTGGGTGTCGGTAAGCACGCGCGTCATGCAGTGGACCACGTTGCAGTCGAGGATAGGTGTGCCGTCAGCGTAGACCCCGCCCATCATGTCTGGCGTGATTACTTCGAAGCTATTTTCCTGAGGCTCTCCGCCCATCCCAAAATCCATCGGTTCAAACAGCAGGATGGCCACGCCGCTGTAGCCCAGAGCCGCTCCGGGATAGCTGCCCGAGAGGAAGCTGAACGGAGCCTGGCCGATGTAGCCCTCGGCGAGCGTGAAGTCCAGCATGGTGGACTCGTTCTGCCCCACCGCGTTGGGGTTGTTGATCTGGAAGGTGACGATGAACTCAGCACCGATGTCAGCCGATGCAAAGTGATAGGCGGCGGGGGCCGATCCTGTGACTGAGTAGGTTCCGGCAACAGAGGGTGTGCCATTCACCCGCGTGAATGCGTTGCCCGCGTCGGAGCCTGTTCCACCGTAAACCACACCGAGATCAGCATTGAAGGCATAGCTTCCGCCAACATAGATGGTGCAGCCAGAGGGGACGATGTCCGTCTCCTGCTGGTTGATAGTGGTGAGCAGGAAGCCGTAGGCGACGGTCACGGTCTTGCCCACGTCGGAGTGAGAGAAGTAGTAGGCTCCGGTGGCTGGATTTATTGCATAGGTGTCGGCGGCGAGGACTTGTCCAAGCGTATATATCACTTGCTGTAGCGAGCTACCTGTTGAATTGCCAACCAGTGTGGCACCGGGTGCTGAGTAGTCGTCATAGGAACCGGAATAGGTCGATACCGGGGTCACACCATAGTTGTTGGTCATGGCGGTGGCGTTGACCGGCGTGTACGTGTACGAAGGCCCGGCGATGGTGTAGGTCTCAGCCGCCTTAGGCGAACCCAGCCATGACTGGCCCGACCAACAATCGCCGATACCGGCGATGGGGCCTGCGCACAGGGCAGCTAGTACGTTGGCGGAGTACAGGTTTTCGCCATTACCCTTGCCACCACCTTTACCGCCTCCACCACCCTTCTTCCCACTGGAGTCTGGATACGAAGTGAAGCCATCGATCCAAAAAATGAGCTGGTTTGTCTTAGCGGTGCCCAGGATGACCGTGAGAGGCTTGCCCAGATCAGACGTGTTGATCTTGACGCCGAAGAGCTTCTCAGGAGTCGCGTTGCCCGAACTGAGGATGTTTCCCATTTATGCCTGATCCTTGAGCGTGAAGAAGAGCTTGTCCGACTTCGCGAACCGCAGGTGAGACTTAGCCGATCCAGCCTTTACGGCGTCGCCGTAGGCATGGATGAAGTAGTCCGGCCAGGACTTGATGATGGCCCCGTGGCAATAGGACTTACTGCCGGTGAGCCTCCAGACAACCAGGTCACCGGGCAGGACTTCGGACTCTGGGATTTCCCGGAAGAACTTGAGCACCAGGTCCACATATTCGGTGCTTGCTCTGTGGAGACCGATGAAGAGCGGGTAGTCCTTGGGTAGGTCAGGGATCTCGGGGATGAGGTTGCAGTTGTTGTACACCTTGTATAAAAGTTGCCCGCAGTCGACCCCAGCCCCTTTAACCGCGCTCCATCCGCGATAAGGAGTGTGAATCCATGTGAGTGCCTCTGTTACTACGGCTTCGCGTTGTTCGGTAGTTAGCATGCTGCGGCCTCAGCCTTTCTGCGCTTCCCCGCACTGATGGCCTCGCCCCGCTTCTTAAGAAAGTCGGGGTCTTTAGCCAGCCTAGATTCCAGCCAGCCCGGCCCGATCTCGGTCTTTGGGGAGAGATGATGATCTGGTTTTATTTCTGTAGCAGGAGATGTTCGCTTCCCCTTGCGCTGCTGCGACATCCGGGTCTTCGACTCCTCAGAGTGATGCTGATCTCGAAACGGGTTGCTTCCCGTTCGGTTTACCCAGTGGGCCGCTCCTCGGGTTAGCGGTTGGGGTACGCCGAGTCTCGACTCACTTGCCCACTTCTTGTACTCGGGGGTGTGGCTATGCCCGACAGTGCCGTCTCCGCCAGCGGTAAGGTTGTAGCCACGGCAGCGATCGTTGGTCCGCATCCCGGCGATGTAGTTCTTCTCCACCTGCTTCATCTCTTCGGCATCGTCACCCTTCCAGACCGTGAGGACGTCGAAGGCATTAGCGCCGTGCTTGCGGATGGCCTGATGGAAGTAAAAAGGGGAACCGCGACGAGCATCCTTGCAGTGGTCCTTGAACCTCACCGGGGCGGTGTTCTTCGTCCAGCCAACGTAGGCTTTGCCGTTCGTTCTGTTCAGTGCGAAATAAACTTCCATACCTAGAACCTCAAAGTCGCGAACTACTAAACGGCGGACTGCGGCGGGGGTACAAATGGCATTCCCCCAAACGAAATTAGGTTGTTGAACTTCTGCGTGCAGGTGGTGACCGACTTGTCACATCCCGCGATGACGCTGAACGTGTCGCCGGGGGCAGGCGTGAACAGCCAGGGATACATGACCTCAAGGTTGCCGCTGCCGTCATGCAGCTTCACGCACTGGCTGAGCCCGATGTTTGCACCGGTCAGGCATTTGACCACGCCCTGGGTGAAGTAACCGGCTGCCTGGCTGAACGCGGTGGTGGGAATCATCGTCCAGGCTGTGGTTCCACTGGCGGCGGTGAAGTTAGTGGTGTAGCTCGACGCGGCCAAGCTGCAGTTGGCATCTGCGAATCCCCATGGACAATTAGCCTGGATGATGCGGGTCGGGACCTTTACGTTGAGCAGATAGAGATAGTCGGCGCACTCGAAGACAACCTTGTTGCGGCTGATGGAGTTAATCTTGGTGATCTGCCCGCGAAACTTTGTCTCTACACCGTTGCTCACGTTGCCATACTCGCCGAAGGGCATGTAGACCGTCTGCACGATGATCTGGCAAGCATCGAACAGGCCATTCAATGCGGCGTTAAGGATGCCTGTTGGTGCGCCTGGATAGGTAGTGCCCACCTGCGGGACGCAATTCAGGTCCATCGTGTTCGAGTGCAGGTCGAAGCTCGCGTCCGAAGTGATGGCTCCTCGGGTCCAGTTGCCCCACAGCGAGGAGGAGAATGTCGTGGTGGCGTTGAGCCATCCCGGGGTGCCGCTTGGAATCTCTAAATCAAATTGTCCGTCCGTCGCCAACAGGTACTCGCCATTCGGCAGCACAATGGTGAAGATGTCCGCGCGTACGCAGTTGGGGTTGGCCATCAGGAAGGCGATGAGACCGGAGGGCATAAGGCGCTTCATCTACACAC